GTTTACATCTGACACTCTGTATGGTGTGAAAGCCATGCGTACAGCCGCTACAACTGGTGCAGCTTTGTCTTCTAGCGCATTTGCGTTAGCAGTTCCAGCCTAATAGTTGCCACTTTCCCCTCATCTTCACGGGTGGGGGGATTTTTTCTAATCTAGGAGGAATTTATTATGGCAACCGCATCATCGGTAACATCACGTCGTGGTAATGACCAGTTTCGTGGTCTTTTTAGCGACACTTGGGCTGTGCGAGCAACTTTGGACGCAGGTTCATTGGTTGATGGCGCAGGAGAAACAGATGACATTACCATCCCTGGCGTAGCCTTGGGTGATATGGTCATTGGCGCATCTTTGGGTGTGGATTTGGTTGGTTTGACAGTAACAGGTTATGTTTCTGCCGCAAACACAGTCAAATTCCGTGTCCAGAATGAGTCTGGTTCAACAGTTGACTTAGCTTCTACTACCCTTCGTTTGGTCGTAGTTCGAATGGTCTAATAAAAGGGGGCTAAAAACCCCCTTTTTAATGGAGTTCTAATGGCAACCTTTAGATGTTTAGCAAGTGGACAAACAGTCACTTTTACCTATCAGCACGATATTGATTCGATGAAAGGTCATCAAGGTTATGTCAGAGTTGATGAAGTTCAAGAAGAAACTTCTGAAAAACAAATAGTTTTGAAACCTCCAGTACCTGTTAAGAAGATGGGTCGTCCAAGGAAATCAAATGTCTGAGATTGATCCACGAGAATTTGGTAAGCTAGAGGCTCAAGTTGAGGCTTTACAGGCAGAAGTCCATGCACTTCGCCAAGATATTAAAACGCTTTTGGAGATGGCAAACAAGTCCAAAGGTGGCTTCTTTGTCGGTATGGCTATCGCTTCTGTAGTAGGCGGTATCATTTCGTTTATTGCGACTAGGATCATCAAATGAGCCTCCTAACTGGCGTTGTCTGTCCTATAGCGACACAAGATATTTCGGTCAATCTGAAGAACCGAAACAATGCCTTTAAGAAGTTTGGCTATGGGCCACCTAATCCTGATGAACCAAATGAGGCATTCTGGCTCAAAAAAGCCAAGATGTACAACTCTCCCACAGATACCATAAAAGGTATGCGCTGTGGGAACTGTGCCGCCTTTATACAGACTCCCAAGATGATGGCTTGTATTGAGGGTGGTCTAGAAAAAGATGAAGGCGAAGGAGAATTATCCTATGACCAAAATTTCATTAAAGCCGCTGATCTCGGCTATTGCGACCTATTTCAATTCACTTGTGCTGCCGCCCGTACTTGTGATGCGTGGAAAGCTGGCGGGCCTATTACGAAGGAAAAACCATGAAAATGACAAAGCCTAAAGAAATGAAGAAGCCTAAAGGTATGCCATTGGCAATAATGATTGCTATTGGTAAGCCTAAAACTCGTCCCATGCCTACCCGTGGTGGTCGTACAGCAACTAACATGATGAAAAAAGCAGGTCGTGGAAAATGAAAAAAACCAAAGCAGAAGCCAAAATCTCCAAGGTATACAAGGAATTTAAAGCAGGAACTTTGCACTCTGGTAAGGGTGGCCCTGTTGTTAAGAAGCCTAAACAGGCTATTGCCATTGCTTTATCGCAAGCAGGTATGTCTAAGCCAAGGAAAATGAAATGAAACAAGGTCTTTACGCTAACATCCATGCTAAACAAGAACGCATCAAAGGTGGTTCTAAGGAAAAGATGCGTAAAGTTGGTTCTAAAGGTGCTCCTACTGAGGCGGCATTTAAGGCTGCGGCTAAGACCGCAAAGAAGAAATGAAATCTCCTGCTTGGCAAACAAAAGAAGGAAAAAATCCCAAGGGGGGCTTGAATGCCAAAGGAAGAGCATCGTATAATGCAGAAACTGGTGGTCATTTAAAAGCACCAGTCAAGTCGGGAGACAACCCTCGTAGGGCATCCTTTTTAGCACGAATGGGCAATATGCCTGGCGCTGAGATGAAAGATGGAAAGCCTACTCGACTTTTACTTTCTCTTAGAGCTTGGGGCGCAACGTCCAAGGAAGACGCTAAAGCGAAGGCTAAAGCGATCTCTAAGAGGAACAAATGAGACCTATATCCGTTGGAGTTAGCCCTGCTGCGGCAACATTGACGACTGTTTACACAGTTCCAACGGGCTATTATGCCAAATTTATTGTCATGTACGTCCACAATACTGGTGGATCGACTAAACACATCACAGTTCAATGGTATGACGCAAGTGCAGCAACCACTTTAGATATTCTTACTGCTTACGACTTTACTTCAAAGCAATACCTTCAGTTTGATGGAAATGCTTATGTTGTTTTAGAAGAAGGCGATAAGATTCAAATTACGACTCAAAGTGCAAGTACATTCAGTTTTATTGCCACATTTGAGGTTCAAGGAGCGCAACGAACATGACCTACTTAGAACTTGTTAATGATGTATTGACCCGTTTGCGTGAAACAAATGTATCCACTGTTTCAGAAACCTCCTATTCCGCTTTAATTGGCAAGTTTGTCAATGATGCCAAGCGTCAAATTGAAGATTCTTATACTTGGAATTGCCTTGCTCAGACAATCACAGTTACGACTACTTCTGGTACAAGTTCTTATGCTTTGACTGGTGTTGGTCAGAAATTTCGTGTTACTGATGCTATCAATACGACAAGTGTTATTACTTTGAATAACATTACTGTTGCGGACATGAACCGCAAGTTAAACTTTGGTACTCCTTCGCAGTCTATTCCTAGTGAATTTTGTTTTAATGGTGTTGATGGTAGTGGAGACACAAAGATTGATTTATTCCCCATTCCTTCTGGCGTATTTACTTTAAAATTTGATGTCATAGTTCCACAGGCAACATTGTCATCAGATTCAACATCTGTCAAAGTATTAGACTATTTGGTTGCTCAGAGTGCTTATGCTCGTGCTTTGATTGAGCGTGGTGAAGATGGTGGAACAAACTCTGCCGAGGCTTATGCCTTGTTTAGAGGAATGCTCTCTGATGCTATTGCAATGGAAAGCACACGTTATCCTGAAGATAACTTTGAGGCAGTCTAATGGCATCTCAACTTCAAAGTTACAGTCTCTCAGCACCAGGCTTTTATGGTCTGAATACTGAAGATTCTCCCCTTGATTTAGGGGCGGGGTTTGCCTTGGTCGCAACTAACTGCATCTTAGATCAGTATGGTCGTATTGGTGCTAGAAAAGGTTGGACAAGGGTTAACTCTTCATCTGGTAATTTAGGTGCTAATGATGTTGGTGTAATCCATGAGTTAGTCCAGAATGATGGGACTCTTACAGTTCTGTTTGCTGGCAACAACAAGATATTCAAACTTGGTACTTCTAATGCGGTGACTGAGTTGACCTATGGTGGCGGGGGTTCTGCTCCTACTATTACGGCAAGTAACTGGCAATGTGCATCTTTGAATGGCATTGCATACTTCTTCCAAACTGGTCACGATCCATTGATTTACGATCCCGCTGTAAGTACAACTACTTATCGCAGAGTGTCTGAGAAGTCTGGTTATGTAGCTACAGTTCCTCAAGCCAATATCGCTATCTCTGCCTTTGGTCGTCTATGGGTTGCCAATACATCTACAGATAAGGTCACTATTACCTTCTCTGACCTGATTGCAGGTCATGTATGGGGGGGTGGTACTTCAGGAACATTAGATGTTTCTCGTGTGTGGCCTAATGGTGCTGATGAAGTGATGGGCTTGGCTGCTCACAATGATTTCTTATTCATCTTTGGTAAGAAGCAGATTCTTGTTTATTCAGGTGCTTCTACACCCGCATCTCTTGTTCTGAGCGACACAGTAGGCTCTATTGGATGTATTGCTAGGGATACCATACAAAGTATTGGTTCTGATGTTGTTTTCTTATCAGACTCAGGTGTTCGTTCATTGATGAGGACTATCCAAGAAAAGTCTGCTCCTTTGCGAGACCTATCTAAGAATGTTCGTTTTGACTTGGCTTCATCTTTAGCGGGTGAAACAATTGCCAATTTGAAGTCTGTTTACTCAGAAAAAGAAGCCTTTTATCTTCTAGTTCTCCCCACTACTTTGCAAGTCTATTGCTTCGATACGAAACAAAGTCTCCAAGATGGTGCTTCCCGTGTAACCAAATGGGATAGTATTTCTCCAACAGCACTCAGATCGTTGCGTAATGGAGACTTGTACATTGGAAAGAATGGCTACATTGGTAAGTATGGTGGTTATCTTGATGATGCTTCTACTTATCGATTCTTGTACTACACCAACAATGCCGACTTAGGAAACCCCAATCAGATTTCTATTCTGAAGTCTATTACTGCCGTGGTGATTGGCGGTTCTAACCAGTTCCTCACAATTAAGTGGGCTTTTGACTACTCAGGTGCTTATCAATCTGAGAACGTCTTTATTCCACCTCAGGGCTATTTTGAGTATGGAGTTGGTGAGTATGCGGTAGCAGACTTCTCAAGTGGCATACCAATTAAAGCATTGACAAGTAATGCTTCAAGTGCAGGTAAAATTGTACAAACTGGTTACGAAGCCACTATTAGCGGCACTCAGTTGTCAATTCAGAAAATTGAACTTCAAGCCAAAGAAGGCAAGATAGGATAAATATGAGCAATTATTCAAAATCCACTAACTTTGCAACCAAAGATAATCTTTCGCCTGGCAATCCTTTAAAGATTGTCAAAGGTACTGAGATTGATACAGAGTTCAATAACATTGCAACTGCCATTGCGACTAAGACAGATAACTCCTCTGCAACGATTACTGGGGGTACGATAAATGGTGCGGTAATCGGTGGAACTACTGCTGCAGCAGGAACTTTCACTAACCTTACTGTTAGCACCTCCGCTACGATTGCTTCTGCCGCCATTAGCGCAGGGACAATCAATGGTGCGGTGATCGGTGGCTCATCTCCACTTGCCATTACTGGCACGAACATCACCGCAAATACAGGCTTTAGTGGCCCATTGACAGGTGCAGTAACTGGTAACGTCACAGGAAATGTAACGGGTGCGGTCACAGGAAACGTAACAGGAAACGTAACAGGCAATCTGACAGGCAACGTAACTGCCGCTTCTGGTACTTCTACGTTTAACAATGTGACCATCTCTGGCGCATTGGACATGGATAGCGGTACATCGGCAACCATTACTGGTTTGGCAAGCCCTACAAACGATTCTGATGCGGCTACAAAGGGTTATGTCGATGCACTAGCTCAAGGTATTGATGCCAAAGCATCTGTTGTTGCGGCTACTACGGCAAATATCACTTTGTCTGGCGCACAAACCATTGATGGCATATCGATTGTTGCGGGTGATCGGGTCTTGGTTAAAGACCAATCTACTGCTTCTAACAATGGTATTTACTTGTGTGCAACAGGTTCTTGGACACGCACAACTGATGCCGACACTTATGCTGAACTGGTAGCGGCTTTTACCTTTGTTGAAAAAGGCACAACTAACGCTGATTCTGGTTTCATCTGCACTATTGATGCGGGTGGCACACTAGGAAGCACATCGATTACATGGGCGCAGTTCTCTGGTGCGGGTCAGATTACCGCAGGTGATGGTCTTACAAAGACGGGTAACACTCTCAATGTAGGAACTGCATCTTCTGGTCGTATTGTTGTCAATGGCGACAACATTGATTTGGCTACTTCTGGCATTTCGGCAGGAACATACCAATCTGTCACTTTTGATGCTTATGGTCGTGCTACGGCAGGAACAAATCCAACGACTATTGCTGGCTATAACATCTCTAATGCTTATACCAAAACTGAGATAGATTCGATCTTTGGCTCGACTACTGCGGCAGCAACTTCTGCATCCAATGCGGCTACCTCTGCTTCAAATGCTTCAACAAGTGCCTCAAATGCTTCTACAAGTGCAAGCAATGCGGCTACTAGCGAAACTAATGCGGCAGCTTCCTACGATGCTTTTGATGATAGATACTTAGGTTCTAAGTCTTCTGCCCCTACTGTTGACAATGATGGCAATGCTCTGTTGACAGGTGCTTTGTACTGGAATACAACAGTAAACACTCTGTATGTTTGGACAGGATCGGCATGGACTCAAGCGGCATTTACTGCTTCTGGCTTTGCTACTTTGACAGGCACAGAAACCCTGACAAACAAGACTCTGACTGCACCAGTTATTTCAAGCATTAGTAATACTGGTACATTGACGCTACCAACAAGCACAGACACTTTAGTTGGCAGAGCAACAACTGACACGTTGACTAACAAGACTCTGACTTCACCAACCTTAACAACGCCAGTTCTAGGCACACCATCAAGCGGAACATTAAGCAATTGCACAGTTGATGGAACTGATGCAGTTGGCTTTAGAAATATTCCTGTTAATAGCCAAAGTGCAGCATATACGGCAGTATTGGCAGACTCAGGCAAGGTGATTTTTCACCCATCAACTGATGCCAATGCAAGGACATACACCATCCCTGCAAATAGTTCTGTTGCTTACCCAATAGGAACGGCAATCACGTTTATTAACATGACAAGCCAAGCGGTGACAATTGCCATTACGACAGACACAATGTATTTGTCTTCTGCTGGCACAACTGGTTCACGCACATTGGCTCAATATGGGTCAGCAACCGCAATCAAAATGACTTCAACAACTTGGCTTATTTCAGGGAGTGGATTGACATGAGTGGCGCACTACAAGCTGTTTTTCAAAATCAAAGGAGTTTTATTGACCCTTTGCCGACAGTTATAGGTCAGGCTTATGGTGGTGGATACTACGCAGGGCAAATTTCAACTGCGGGTAATGGCGTTGCAGATTATTATATTATTGTAGGCCCTGTTTCTACTGCTGAAACATCGGCAGGTTCAACGCAATGGAAAACAGCAGCCACTAGCACGACAGGAACATCATCTGTTATTGATGGCCCTACAAATAGTTCCAACATGAATAATGCTTCTCATCCAGCGGCACAGTTTTGTGAGGGTTTAACTATTGGTGGAAATACAGATTGGTATTCTCCAGCAAGAAATGAAATAGAAATATGTTATTTCAATTTAAAACCATCAAATGATGCCAATAGTACAAGTGGTGGATTTAATGCCAATTCTGTTCCAAGTAGAGCAAGCACTGGTTACACAAATAGTGGTGCGAGTCCACTTTCCCCATCACAAACATCTGCAACAATTTTTCAAGTAGGTGGCGCACAGGCATTTACTTCTAACAATACTGGATATTACTGGTCTAGTACCGAAACTACTGCAACAAATGCTAGAGGTCAATACTTTGGTTCTGGGTTTATGTTTAGTTACAATAAAACCACTGCTTATCGTGTCCGAGCCGTTAGGAGAGTTGCTGTATGAAACACATTTGCATTACCGAAGTAGACGCAGTAACTAAAATAGTTTGCACAGCCGAGCCACAACGCACAGGCCCATCAATGCCTGATGTCAAAGGTTGGGTTTATTTATGGAGTGACAGTTCTACATGGCCTATTGAATTGGCATCTGATGGCACATACCTACGTGCGCCTAAATACTACGGCACTTGTGATGACGATGCCGACACTACCATTGCGGGTGTTTTGCAAGTCTTGACTGAAGCAGAATTCAATACCGCCAAAGTTGCCGAGCATGAAGCCCGTAGACCTTACCCATCTTGGATTGGTTACTTGGACACAATGACATGGAGTGCACCAGTTGCTAGACCCGTTGATGCCATTATGAATGGCGGTAATGTTGCATATCAATGGGATGAAGCCACAGTCAATTGGATTCCACAGGAATGAAAGAGTTTTTCTTCATCTCTGGTTTACCAAGGTCAGGTTCTACCCTGCTCTCGGCTATTCTGCGACAGAATCCTGAGTTCTATGCAGACATTTCTTCACCTGTACAAGGCTTGGTTACATCAACCATCAACGTCATTACGGGAAGTGAGAGCAATCACCTAATAGATGAAGATAGACGCAAGCAAATACTCAAAGACTTGATTAACGCTTACTACAAAGCAGTTACTCCGAATACAGTATTTGACACTAGCAGGGGATGGACTGCCAAAACATCTTTACTGAAAGACCTCTACCCACAGACCAAGATTGTTTGTTGTGTGCGTGATTTGCCTTGGATACTTGATAGCTTTGAGCGCATCTCGGCTAAGAATTCACTTTATGGTGCAACCCTGACAGATGACGAAGCAAGACAGACAGTCACCACAAGATGCGATGCGTTAATGGATGTAAAGAAGGAAGGCCAAGTGGTCAAGCCTTACTATTTCCTAGAAGAAGGCTTACTGTTAAACCCCGACATAATTATGTTGGTGGAATATGAATCTTTATGCAAACAGCCTGAGAGTGTGATGCGTGATATTTATGGGTTTATTGGCAAGCCTTACTTTGACCATGACTTCAAGAATGTTGAGTATGAGAATGAGGTGTATGACAAAGCCTTGAACATGAAGAGTCTGCATACAGTCAGGAAAGAAGTGACATGGCAAGAACGCCCGTCAATATTGCCAAGGTCAGTATGGGAAAAGTATTCGGGCAAAGAGTTTTGGCGCATACCCGCACCAGAGTTTGCAATGAAACAACTTTATAAGGTCAAGGGATGAAAAGAATCTTAATAATGGGCCTGCCTGGTGCTGGTAAAACTTACCTTGCACAGCACATTCTTGACCACTTGCAAGACAACAAAAAGACAGTCATGTGGCTGAACGCTGATGATGTGCGTAAGAAATACAACGATTGGGACTTTTCCCATGAAGGCCGTATTCGCCAAAGTCTAAGAATGCGTGATCTTGCTGACAGCTACGATGTAGATTATGTGATCTGCGACTTTGTAGCCCCATTAGTTGAGATGCGTAATAACTTCAAGGCCGACTGGACTGTTTGGGTTGACACCATCAATCAAGGTCGTTTTGAGGACACCAACAAGGTGTTTGTTGCGCCAGAGCAGTACGACTTCAGGATTACTGAGCAAAAGGCTGAGAAGTGGGGTGAGTTCATTGCTGCACACATCTTGGATGACCGCCAACGTCCTGTCTTTGATTGGCAGAAAGAAACTGTTCAGATGCTAGGCAGATGGCAACCTTGGCATGAGGGTCACAGAAAACTCTTTGAAAGAGCCTTGGCTAAAACTGGTCAGGTGGTCATCCAAATCAGAGACTGCCAAGGATGGAATGGTTCAAACCCCTTTGCGGCCAATCAGGTCAAAGACTTTATTAAGCGTGACCTTGACCCCTTATATCAAGGCCAGTATGAAATCCAGCTTGTGCCTAATGTGGTGAATATCACTTATGGCAGGGATGTGGGATACAAAATAGAGCAAGAGTCATTTGACGATGCTACACACGCTATCTCTGCAACAAAAATACGCAAAGAGATGGGCATAGGATAAAATTGAAGTGACATGATGGAGAAAAATAATGGCTGTATCTAACCAACAAATACTGGATTTCCTAACCGCAAACCCTGGCTTGAGTGATGCCCAGATCGTTGCGGCTATGGAGCAATATGGAGTCTCTCCTGCTCAAATGGCTCAAGCAGTTGGATTAAAAGAGGGAGAGGTTGCTTCTCGTGTGGCGGCTACTGTAGCACCAGGTTCAACCATAACGCTAGGCGACACCATTGTTCAGCCTGTATATCAAACAACTGGTTCTGGTGAGAATCAGCAAGTTGGCGGCATTGAGAATGTCATTACTTATAAAACTGGTGAAAACCAAGTAGGTGGTGGTTATCAACAATACACACCTACTGGTGAACTTCAGAGAACTGGTGTTCAACAAGAAGTTAATGCTAATAAAGACTTTCTAAAGTTTGCTTTAGCTTCAGCAGGACTATTTGGTGGTCTTGGTGGTGGTTTTGATAGCATATTTGGTAGTGGTGCTACGGCAGAAGCTGCAGGAACTGTTGGAACTACTGGTCTAACAATGGCTGAACTTGCTCAACTAGACTTAGCTCTTGGTGGTGCGGGCGGTACTGCGGGTGCTACATCTCTTGCAAACTCTTTGATGACAGGTGCGCTTTCTCCAACATTGACTAATTTAACTGGTGGTAGTGGAGTTACTACTGGTGCGGCTGCGGGAATTACTGCTGACTCTGTAGCGACTAAATTGGCGACAGATGGCGGTCTATTAACTGCAGGAGGTTTAGGTGCAACAGTTGCAGGAATGGGTACTGGAACTGGTTTAACAACTGGTGCAGGTGGATTAGGTCTAAGCACTACAGGCGCAGGTCTTGGTGCTGCAGGAACTGGCGCAGGATTGACTACTGCTGCTGCTTTAACAGGTGCTGGTACAGGATTAGGAACAGGTCTAGGCACTACTCTTGCAGGAGTTGGAACTGGTGTTGGAACAGGTCTTGGAACTACTTTAGCGGGTGTTGGAACTGGTGTAGGAACTGCTCTTGGAACTGGTCTTACACAAGCGGCTACAACTGGTCTAGGCGGTCTTACTGCGGCTCAATTAGGTGCTTTGCTTTCTGGTGGTTTGACTACTGGTGCAGGCCTTCTGCAACAACAGACATCTAAAGAAGCGGCTCAACGTGCGCAAGCAATGATTGATGCTGAGACTGCTGCTTCCAAACAAGCGGCTCAGTTTAGACCTGTTGGCATGACTACTCGATTTGGCACTTCACAGTTCCAAGTTGATCCTCGTACTGGTCAGTTGATTAGCGCAGGATACACATTAAGTCCTGAAGCTAAGAATGCTCAAGATCGCTTGGTTAAATTGGCTGAGTCTGGCCTGCAACAAGCTGAAGGCGCACAAGCACAGTTTGCTCCATTGCAAACAGGTGCTCAGAACTTGTTTAACCTTGGCAATCAATATATTGCTCAAAGTCCACAAGATGTTGCTCAAAATTATTTGAATCAACAGATGGCTTTGTTGCAACCTGGTCGTGAGTTAGAGTTAGCTAACCTGCAAAACAAACTCCAACAACAAGGTCGTGGCGGTTTATCTGTAGCTCAAGGCGGCTCTTATGGTGCTACTACTCCTGAATTACAGGCTTTGTATAACGCTCGTGCCATGCAAGAGGCTCAATTGGCGGCTCAAGCTCAACAAGCGGGTCAACAACAAGTTGCCTTTGGTGCAGGATTGTTGGGTACTGGCCCACAGACTATGGGCAACTACCATGCAGGTCAACAAGCGGCATATCAGCCTTACACAACTGCTTTGGGACAAGTGCAAGGTCTTGAGACTGCTGCACAACAACCTTTGACAATGGGTGCGGCCCTTGGTC